ATGAGATACTCCTTTATAAATCCAGACCTAACGATGTCAGGTATCTCGAACTCAACGCAAATAAATGATTGCATCGCTTGAAGTATCCTCATGAAGTCTAACACACCAGTCTTCTCATGTACCTTAGTCAAGTCAGACTGTGAATAATCTCCACAGAATATAATCTTACTGTCTTGACCGACACGAGTGATGATACTGTCTAACTCATGGAAGTTTAGGTTACTAAACTCATCTACTATTATAATCGCCCTGTCAAGTGTCACTCCACGTAGGAAGGACGTAGACCAGAAGGAAATAGAATCCTGGCCACGTAGGTTGTCATACAGCCCGTTAAATGTCGCCTCATCTGGCATACTGAACATGTATTTCACCATGTTACGGTATGGTATTTGATAGAGGTCACTCTTATCTTCATGGTCTCCAGGTAGGAAACCTATCTCTCTAGTAGGTACGAGAGACCGTACCATGTAAATCTTATCGTATGGTGTAGACGGGTCTAACACCTGCTGCAATGCCAAGTAGAGACTAATGAATGTCTTGCCTGTACCAGCACATCCATGCAAGCAAAGATTCTTACCCTCTTTAAAGGCAGTAAATACTTTGGTTTGATTTTCTGTCAACGGCTCAATCACTTTCAAGTGGTCGAGGTTGATTGGCTTGCGTTTCATCTGTCTCTTAGATAATGTGCTCCCATTAGGGGTACCGTTACCGTTCCTTTTCTTTCTTGCAACTGCCATATTATAGGAACCTCGAAAGGTTTGCCGCTGGATGCTTCTCTTGGACCTTGCTCATTACTTCTTTAAATCCTTCTGATTGTTTAGGATCACCGTAGGTAACACCACCAGTCCCTTGAGACCAGTCCTTATCCCAATCGGGATTGTCCTTTCGCCACTCATCATAAGCAGCCATGGACATGGAGAGTTCTTGTTTCTCTCCTGTAGTATTATTTATCACAGGGTATGTTGGCATTAGTCTATCCTTAAGCAGGGTTGCATGTCGTAGTCCTCTTCGTTACAGTCACACTCTTCCTCTTCACACCAGTCTAGTGCCTTAGATGTGAGGGGGAAGTTACAGATGAAATGACGACGGCATAACTCTGCGATGTCCATGTGCTCCTTCTGGGTGCCATTGGCAGACCGTAAGTTTATATAGTGGATCCAACTACGGACACTACCTGTCATGTATAGTCGGGTAGGTGTAGCAAGAGGTAGTACAAACCGAGCACACTCCTTTGCTATACCATCAGCAAGCATGTCTTCATAGAGACGAACTGACTGCTCAAAATGACTACGCATCAAGACCTGATGTTTATTAATAATCTGTGGAGGTACATCATCAATACTATTCTGTCTATTCTTATCGTCCTGTCTCCTTAACTCAGGTACCTCTGGGACTTCATCAAGGAGAGTAGCGTCAGCATATCTCTGACTAAACTCTTGGAATGTAAATGACCTGTGCCTTAGTATCTGAGCAGCAAGACCACGAGTTGTTTCTATCTCTAACGTCATGAATGCTTGCTCAAAGATGGACCAGTGCCCATGCTTGATACAATATGCTAGTAGACCAGCTACCTTAGGGTTGTCTTGATTCTTGGGGTTGGATACTCTTGCAACGTATCCTATAAGTTTCTCTGCATCAGGTGTAACAGATATCAAACAGACTTTGCTCATGATCTTGAATCAGTGAATAATATTTTACATAGACAGTATAGTCCTACTGCCTCAAGATATGTAAGAGTAGCAAGACCAAAGACTCCTGGCACTACCCAATTCGATATGATTTTGACTACCAGTGGTGCAACAGTGAGGTTAGCAGCGGCCTGGACTACCTTCATGCCCATTTCCTCATTCTTTTTCTTTTCTATCTCCTCTGGTGTCATTTCGGCCACTTCTTCTATAGGCTGTGCTTTTTTGCGGGGGTCTAGGTATACTGTCACTTCCTTCTCCTTGGCACCTGTATAGTCCATGACTGTGACACTAAGTCAACCATCTCAAACTCTTTCATTGCCTTCTCCCTTCTAGTTAACTCTGCTTCACGTCCTGGTTTAGGTTCAATGTCTCCATAAGCAGGTGGCTCATAGTCTATTGCTGCTGCTTCATCCTCAAGACCAGCAGCATCACAGAATTCCCATATCAATTGGTCTACCTGCTGGTAGATTGAGTCCAATGTTATCTGTGTCCTACATGCATGTGCAATATGATCCACCTGCTCTTCAGTAAGGCAGTGGTCTTTGTTTAATGAATTACAGACTGGTATCCGTGTCTCAACCAACTCATTGAAGTTGATACGGATTTCATAATCACGATAGACTGGCATCACTCCCTCCTTGGTGGTTTCTTTGGTTGTTTAGGTGGCTTAGGGTTAGGATTATACATCCCAGGACTCTTTGCTCCCTTAGTATAGGTCATTTTCTTCACACAGTGACCAAATGTGTCATAATAGCAATCAAAAATGGCAACAGTGCCACCCATTACTATATCAAACCATTGCTGACCATCCTTCTCCAACTCCATAAGGTATGAGTTAGTAGGTAGATGCTTGTCCTCTGCTGCATCAGGTGTGATACCTGTAGCGATCACTCGGCATCCACAACCAGATGCATTGATTGTGGCGACTTGCTCATCAGTAAACTTCATTAGTCTCTACTTCTGATACCCCATTTGATTGATGGGAATGCCTCAGTGACTACTGCCTTAGTAATCCTATACTTCTTGTGCAATGTCTTATTGATTGCTTTAACAACTACCTCTGCTTCAGTCTCATGCAGTCCTTCTAGTAGTCTGATAAACATATTCTCTATCTTCATAGAGGAAAGGTTATCTGCACCACCCTTGAAGTAGTAGTATAGTTTGCTTGCTTCTTTCTCCAGCAAGGTATGCTCAGTGCCTATAGGTGCCTCATTCTTACGGTAAGGGATGTCCTCACCTGGTGGTAAACGAGTGGTTAAACTATCATCAAAGTTAGCAACGAATATCATCCTCAATGCTGGAGTATTATTCTCCTTAAGGATTTTAATCTTTGCTGCTTTGGTCTTAGCATTATGTGCTTTCTGAAGCACCTCAGAAATCATCAGTTTCATATCGATTTTAACAGGTTAATCTTCATCTTCATCTATTGTATCATCTTCATCAGAGATACGCAAGTAGAGTAACTCGGAAGGGTCAACAGGCACTCCGTCCATCTCCATCTCTGGGTGCATGACGACTGCTGCATACTCTGCCCTTGCTTTCCACTCATCATAGACATGTTTTAAATTCCATGACACTATGAATCCTAGCAGAAAACTTCCGATTGTCAAGAAGAAAGAAATGTATAAAAAAGTTAACTCCATGTACTTTCTCCCTTGCTTTTTTTTATTTAGTAGTTCTTTTACGAGGTCTTCCAGGTTTACGAGTGTCATAGTAACGACTCGCATCATCAATCATGCTCTGGAAATAGTCACGTATCTTCCTCGCCTTTGGCTTAGGTATGTGATGATATGCCTCACGTATGTAAGTGTCGCCACCTTTGATGTAAGCATTTAAGTCTGTGACTTCCTGCTTTAATTCACCCATCGATGATGAGTCAATCAATTCACCCGTTGCTTTACGTGTCCACTTACTTGACTTGAGGTAATCATACATCTTAAACATGAAGCGTTGATTAAACATTGCTTCATCAATAGCTCGGTCGATGAGTGTGTAAAGCTCTTCGGTTGAATCCATTACTATCATAAGTACGTATTTTCTCGGAGGTATTTAACAGTTTCGGTGCATCCACCCATTTTATGTCCCGCAATGATAACTTGAGGAAAGGTAGCACCTTGACCAAATTCTTGTTTGAATTGCTCTCTAGTAAAGTTAACATCTAAAGTGTATTCTGCAAAGCCCCACCCCTTAGATTTGTAAACTTCCTTAATCTTTGTACAAAACGCACAACCTGGTCGAGTATAGATTGCGGTGTTGCCTGGTGTTTTAGCCATAGGTATAGGTAAAGAAGAAAAAAGGGTCACCGAAGTGACCCTTTATATATGATATGGATTTGCTCTTAGAAAGTGAACTTACCACCCAACTTAGCACCCCAGTCAACGATGCCGTCGCCAGAAGAATCTTCGTTAGTGATGCCAGAGATTTCTCCGTAAACACCAAAGGATTCTGTAGCAGCGATAGAAACGCCAACCTTACCAGACAATTCTGTTTCAGTATCGGCACCATCGGTTGCAACGAAAGCAGGTCCACCTTGGACATAGAAGTCAGCGGTTTCGCTTAAAGAACCTTCGTAACCAATGTGAGCATCTGTTGTTGCTGAAGAATAATCTCCATCAGGATATGAAACATTAGCTTCTACATTCACATAAGGACCAGCAAAGGCGGCTCCAGCGAGTAGAAAAGGTGATGCAGCTAGTGCTGCGATTGTTGATTTAATAGACATAATAGTAGTTGA